GCATCGTAAGTAATCCCACTACTACCGCCTGTAGATGCAGGTCTTAACACCGTAGGAGTGCTATTTATTGCGTATATCGTTGACGCATCGTAGGCTTCAACATAAGGTTGAGAACTGACTTCTGACCAAGGTATCGTAAGATTCCCTGTCGTTGCCGATATATTGTCATTAATGATAGTGTATAAGTTAAACAAAAACCGATACCAATAAGTTGACATTAACCCTGTATCGCCTTGCAATACTTCAACTTTATTGGATGGGATTTGCGTGATGTTCATTACGATCTAGTTCCTGACAATTGCAGTTCAGCTGCCATAATCGCTATTTTGACTGGATCGGTGCCAGAAATCTCATAGACACGATCACGCAACTTTGTAGTCATGCCAAGTCGTCTGAATAGTACGCGAGTGCCGTAGGTGCCTAACTTGCCCATTGAAGTCCAATGCTCGTTTGACCAAGTATGCCCACCATCATCTGACCAACGCAACATAACTTGTGGGTCAAACCCAGCGCTTGCTGGATGAATGTTAGTAACCAACAAATCGCTAGACGCAAGCAATCGCTTGCCATCTTCAGTAGTAATGTTTTGTGCCGTTGTGTTAGCGTCGAAGGCGTTAATTCCTACGCCTGATTCGATGTCTATCTGTAAGGTATGATGCGCTGTACGAGTCAAATTGTTGGCATCTTGTTGCAATGCACGCCATGAGCGTAACCATTTCTGCGATGCAATACTATCGTCATACACATCTAAATCTAGCGCGTACAAGTTGCCGTTTTGGTAATCACCTACAATCGTCAAGTCGTTAAATGTCATCTGACAGTTTGCACGATGACGTGTGAACTGCCCATTAATAAACGCAGCGCGTTCATGCCACATTTGTGTGGCTACGTCGTAAACCCATGTCTTACCTGCTGTTGGAAAAGTCAGCACATAGAACGAATGACCTTCTTGTTGGTAAGTGTAGGCAATCGCATCTGATACCGTGTCGTAGCTCTGTATGGCGTACTCGATAGCGTGCGTGGATATTCTAGTAGCGGTATAGCCTTGGTTACGGTATACCATACCAAAGCCACGCGCATCTTGACCAAGCCAAAATAGGCTGTTGTCAAGTTTAGCGACCGAATACTTAGCAACGCAACCAACTTCATTTGTTGCACCTTGAATTGGTGCTAAAGGAAAACCTGTCAACGCTGCGTCATACCAAACTTCAATGGAGTTGGTGCCGAATACCCAAATCTCACGATTGTTAACCGCTACCGACACAACATTGTCTGGCGAACTTTCAGCGCTTGCAAAGTTTAATGGATTGATGGATAAGCCATCTAATAAATCTGTTACCCAAATCGCTTGTGAATCAGGTTGGTTGAATACGAAATAACCATCGACATACGCAACAGTTACCGAGCCTTCAAAATCAAGGTCAGTAATTTGTTGAAATACTGTGGTTGTTTTGTTGTAGATGTAACCTTCTGGATTACACGCTAAGAATAATTGGTAGCCATTGTCAGAGATGACTACAGGTGTTGTAGCCGTGCCGACAAGCACCCCCATTAACTTGATGTTGTAACTAGAGTCAATTCGGTAGAACTCTTGCCCAGACACCACATAGGCGTAGTTATCGCTTGATCTATCTTGCCAAACGGCACGAATGGGACCAGTACCAATACCTAGTAGCTTTCGAAGCCCAGGCGCTCGATTAAGAAATCCTGTGTCTTTACTACCCGGCGGTGTTGCTTCTGGGAATAAGTTAACCATGCGATTATCTGCCGCGTTAATCGACCTAGCAACATATGATTGACCTAGAATAGGACTTTTCATAGTTTAAGCAGTAACGGCTTTGATAACTGCGTAAGCAATCACAATGGCTTCAGATAACGAGCCTACGGTAATGTTACGCACATAGATGTTAGCTGACCCAGCCGCTGAAGATGCGTTTAACAAATACGATCCAAGCGTACCACCAGAAATATGGTTTAGCACTAACACATCACCTGCTTCAATTAGCGTGTTGTTAAGCGCAAAACTAACTGTTGTATCGGCAGCCAAAGCAGCAGCATTTAAAGTGATTTGACCGTTGCTTTTGTTTAAAGTAACTGAAGTCGCTTTGCTAGTTGCTTGCGTAACTACACCACCAGAACCTGCGGCGTAGCCTACTTTACCTGTAGCTGAGATAACTAAGTTGCCAGTAGCATTGATAGACGTTGCCGTAGCAGCACCTAGCGTTGGCGCCAAGAATACAGGGCTACCAGTACAGTTGCTAAGATTACCGCTTGTAGGGGTGCCTAAAGTAGCGTTGATTAGTGTAGGTGTGCTTAATGAAACATTGGTAAACAATAGACTATTTGTAAGTTGCTTAGTGATGCCACTTTGAACGATACAAAATACGTCGTTTACATCTGCGTAGGTTGCAACAGGTAGTGCGGTAATTGCAATGTCAGACATTTAATATCCTTAGTAGTTTCCTGCGAATATATTGAACCGTTGACGCGTACCGACAATACTGTACGGCAACGCCATAATATCGTCAGGGTTATTCTGACGTTTTAAATCTCTTTTTGATGTCATCGCAATTCGCGCGACTGTCGGTGAAGGCTCAACCCCAAACTCAGGGGCTAACTCACACGCTAAGTTATACTTAACGGCTCTTAAATAGCCTGGTGGCATATAAATGTCAGTCGACAAGGTCGCAGGTTGCGTAAGCTCATCCACCGAAATGATGTGCCATTCGAGTACCTTAGTTGGCACAGGATAGACAGTCATGGTAATGTCTGGAAACTCCATGTTAACCCACATGACTTGTGGATAAGTAGAAGTTACTGTTTTGACAGCAATACCGTCGTATTGCTGTTGGTTAATAATTTTGATACCAAACGAAATGTTATTCGCAGGGTCACGGAAATAAGTGGAGTCATCGATAGCGACAGGGCGAACACCGACAAGCGTACCTGTAGGCCCAAGTCGTTGCGTAATCACACCTGGTTGCCATAAGAATACTTGGTCAAGGGTGTTATAAATCATCAACCGTTCGGTATTCCACGAATCGATCATCTGATTTAAAGCAGATAAAGCATCTTGAGATGTAGCCGCAGAAGGCGTTTCACCCTCAGCTAACATACCAATTAAACGTAATGCGCCGTTAATCTGATCGTTGGCGGTTGCCATATATCATCCTTTGTTAAGCTAATTTGCGTCGGCTTTTTGGTGCTAAAGCATTTTCTACTACAGGTGTTTCTTCAACAATTTCTTGCTTTTCATAGGGGTCATATTCTTCCCACCCATTCTTAAAATCATACTCTATTTCGGCTTCCATTGACGCAACTTTTGCACCATGTTTAGGATGTCTTAAATAAGTAATAGCCATTTGTTACCTTTCGTAATTTATCCTTTTAAAAACCCCACCGAAGTGGGGCATTAATATTAACCAGCGATACGGTATGCTACGTAAGTTGCGTCAGCGGTCTTACGAACACGCCAATTACAAGCTGTATTAGCTGAAACAGCAGCAACACCAACTAATGTCACGCCAGTATTCGCCGTAACAGTTGCAGCGTTTGTGCCACCAATATTAATAATAAAAAAGTCAAACGAACTATTAACTTTCATACTTGGAAATGCTGTGTCTAAATCTGCCCCTAAAGGTAGAGTTAAAGCAACCGCAGCTCCTGTGTATGTAATTAAACCATTTGCTAATTCAGCTGCAGTTAATGTTGCTGCTGCTGTTTTTGCAATTGGTGCCGCTTGAACACTTAATGTAACTTCGTTTAAGTTACCATCACCTAATTGATACCCACCTGCGCCATTTGGAAGTGCCATAATAAAAATTCCTTATAAAAAATAAATTTAAAAAGCCCTTGAATGAACAAGGGCGATTGGGTTTAGCCCCACATACGTACGCCCATTGCAGGACGAATTGCTGAATAGCCATATAGAATATCGACGCGACAAGGCAATCTATCGTTATTAATATCGTACTGACGAACGATACGCATTGAGATACCGTTATGAACTTGACGTGAAGCCATATCAACACCTTGTGGCAAGAGCAAGTCAGCAGAAGCGAAAGTAATCGCATCTTTGTGGTAAATCAAGTTTTGTGCGTACTGAGAAGCAGATCCACCTAAGAAAGTCAAAGCAGCGCTTGATTGTGGGAAAGAATCAACAGTTGCTAAAGCATTTGTTGAAGTGTAGATTGCTGGAGATACTGTCAATGTAGCAGTTGTGCTTGAAGAAACAGTAACAGGTACTGTCACTACGAACTGTTGCAATGAACCTGTTGACTGACGAGTCTGTGGGTTAACTGCGTAAACACCAGCGATAGTAAATACATCACCTACGTTAAATGTTGGTGAGCCACTTGTAAAGCTGATTGCTAAAGTAGTAGCACCTTGTGAAGATACAGTTGTTGCAACGATTGGTGCAGTTGGTGTAACCCCAGTTGTATGCTGAACAATAGATTGGCTCATGTTGATTTCATCGAAACCAAGCACGCCTTCACCCATCATACCATTCTTGAATTGACGGCTGATTGTGTCTGTTGGATTGAACAAACCTTTCATACCTTCAACTAGACCAGCGTTTGCAGCAGGGTTAACTGTAGCGTAGCGTGGTGACATCACAGCAGCAGCTTCGTTCAACTTTTGTTGTGCTTGTAGCAAAACTAAAGATGTAGAAGGAGTTGTGCCAGGAGTACCGACTGATTGATAAATTGCTTTGTAGCTGTTGGCTACGTCAGCATCAACAGATGAAGCTAATTGTGAAATACGTGGCTTAAGAACACGTTCAGCAAAGTCGTCTAACTGCATTGTCAATTCAGCAGAGGTGAAGTTAACACCAATGTGCTTTTGGCTAGATACAGTTAAAGTTGTGTACTGTTCGTTGTCATCTTGAACTTGGAGAGCAGCACCATCAGTTACTAACGCTCTGTCCGGTAGACGAATACGGAGTGTTGAACCAATTTTAGCGCCTTCAACGGCGAAGCTATCGTCGTATTGACGATTGACGTTACGGGTTAAAACAAGGTTGTTTTCTAGGATCTCAAGAGATTTTCTTGTGATCATATCAATGGTTAAAATCGAATTTGACATAATAATTCCTTTAAAAAATAATAGTTAGCGTTTTCGTTGCGCTTCCCACTTCTTCACTTGACGTTGGCGTTCAGCTTCAATCCATTCTGATGTACTCATCGTTTTTAATGAACGAGGATCAGTTGTATCTAATGCTGGCGATCCAGAGGATCTAGCCGTAATCGGTGCGATTGGTGCAGGCGCGTTCGAGGTCTTTTTTACAGGTGGATTGTCGCTTAACTTTGCTCCAATCTTCCCTAATTCTTTGGCTTGTTGGAGGGGTGATAAACGTGAAATACGATCAGCTTCTTTTGGATTAGACCCTAAATAATATGCCATGTCGGGGCCAACTTCGGATGCTTGAATCGTTTGAGCCATAGCGTCGGTGATTGGAAGTTTGGGGTTGTAAGCGACTTGTTCAAAGTCATCATACTTATTCCGCGCTTCTTCTTCACGTTCGTGGAAAGACTCAATGATTTCAGACTGCTGCCTAGCTTGTTCACGCCTAGCGAGTAGTTCTTCTGCCTTTCGTTCTGCTAAAACTTCAGCATATTCGTCAGGTGAATTAAAATTCTCCATCGGCGGGATTTCTACTGGGGCTTTTCGGGCTTGTGTTTCTTGCACCCTTGCTGCCTGTTCTCTTTCCCATTTACGTTGCTCTCTAGCAAGTCGTTTACCAATCATCGCATCTATTTCTTCTTGTGTGAAGGTTTTAGCTGCTTCGACGGGTTTATCTACTTCCGGCGCTATTACTTCAGTATCAGGTGTAGCCGTTACTTCCTGTTCTGGCGCGGGTACTACCGCTTCTACTATTTGTTCATCAGACATTTCGATTGTTTCCTTGAGAAACCCTAGCTAACGGCTAGTGCGTTTATGGTAATTCTATACTAATTAAATCGTTTATGCTATACCTAGCTCTTGATAATAAAATTAATTCCAAGATAAGGTGGTAAATTGGCATTGGTGCCACTAACGCCTTCTGTACTGTTGGCTATCGTAATACCTGTAGTTGATGTACTTGTATCAGTTGCAGTCGCCGTATAAGGCGTATTACCTGGACCACCTGCTCTAACACCTGCATCTGCTGGGTAGTTATACACGTGCTTATGACCAGGGTCAGTTACCGTTGCCGTATGAGTGTGGGACACAACAACGGCGTTAGCAGAACCACCTGTACCGCCAAGGGGTGTAGTGTCCGCACCATAAGGCATACGGTTTTTATAGTTTGGCAAGTTGAACGTGGTCGTACCGTTACCCGCACCAAAAGTCGTGCCGATAATTGCGTAAAGGTTTGCGTAGGTAGAACGCAAGATTGCCGAGCCATCACATAATTTCCAGTCGCCCGGAATTGTGTTCGATGGCCACATAAGGATTGTGCCTGTTGGTACTAAGAATGTTCCCAAGCCTAAGTTGGCTACTGCACCAGATGCAGTCGTTGCACCTGTACCGCCGTTAGCGATACTAACAGGCAGGGTAGGGATTGGGTTGAGGTTATCAAAAGTGCCAATCGTTACATTACTAGCATTTTTGACAATCATCTTGTAACTGACACCTTCTGGAATCCAGACTTCATTGACTCGCCCAGCAGCGTCTAGCACAATAGGGTTTGAGTTAGCAATCAAGCCAGAGATAGATGTGTAAGTAGTGAGCGGAGTTGTGCCGCCTGCCGTGTAGGTATAAATTAAGCCACCAGATAACGGTACACCGCTATCATCAAAGAATTGGCTACCTGCCCCAGCTAAAAACGATAAATTAACAGTTGTCATAGAGATTTCCAATTATGGTATGCAACTTTTGCATAAATTGCGATTAAGATGATTAAGCAATAAATAACTGCTTCACCAATAAAGTAGCCTAATGGAGCAAAAATAAAAAATTTAACGCTCATCACTTTATCGACATTTGACTTGTTTAAATTAAATAATTTAACCATTATTGGATTTTCTTCGTAACCACCTGCTTTTAAAATGACAGCCGTTGAGTACCAGTCAAATAGATGCAATAAAGCGTGGATGAAGGCTAGTAAATAAATCATGCCCATACCCTTACTGGATGCTTCGGTTCAATAATATATGGCTTCAATGGCTCAATGTCCTCATCATCCAGCAAACGGATATTCACACCATAGTTCGGAGCTGGGTAAGGTA